TAACCCCTAATCAGAAAGAAGAAAATTATTTTAACGCAATAAAATAACACGGTTTTCTGTCTACTTATTTGACATTAGTCCAGTCTTCTGGCTCCCCTCCGATTAACTTAACATATAGATTTGCCAGAGCATTGTTTAATTCATACATGTTGTATTTGTCATATAACATATCGACGGTTAAGCCTTCAAACAAACTAGCCATAAAAGTTAGTTGTTTGTCTAGTTTCACATGTTCTGGATCATCTCCTTTTGCAAGTTCATCTTGCATAATCAAGTAATTTCGATAGTCTCTCACAGTAAGAGATTTACATTCTTTCACCACGAGCTCGCCGTTATCATTTTTAATTTTAATTTCTAAGTCTGACATCTACACTCCTTTACACTCCTGGAATAGCTCCTACGCTTGGTTCGCCTGGATTCAAAAGCTTAACCAAAGCCATTGCATTTTTGCCCTTAGCTTCTGCTTCTTTATCCATTGCCCAACCGACATATTGACCTTTCGCTTCCCCTACTTCACCAGGTTGTGCTGTGAACACTAATTTTTGAGAGTCTAAACCATCATGTTTTTCTTCCTTGGTTTTTAATTCGAAATCTTCCATCGAGAAAGTCCCTTTAAAGAAACCGAGATATACATTCCCCTCTGTCCCTGGAGCTTCTAAAAGAACAGACACTTCAGGCGCTTCTGTATCTTCTCCGATAAATGTAACTCCTTCTGTTTTTTCACCTTTTTTATAACCAAGTATGGTTTGTAAATGTTCGAATGGGATATCAATTGCTTCTGTCTCCATTTTTACATCGCCAACACCTCTGCGCGAGGTGTAATAAGCAATATCTGAACCATATGTTTTGACAGGGGCTGCTGATAATCCACTAATTTTAGCTGTTTTAGTTGCACCTTTACCAGCCTCACCCTCGATGACAATCTTTTTTTTCGCATCACTTAAAACTTGAATTGTCATTCGTTTAAATCCTACTGCTTGCATTAAATTCTCCTTTATCAATACTCTTCATATAAACTGCTAAATCCTTTGTAAGTTCTAGCATCTAGATATCTGTTTGTATCCTCGTCATAACGTTCTAAGCCGTTATCACTTTGAAAAAAATCTATAACCATCAGCTTTTTCTCAATCCTATTTTGCAAATCTTTACATTCGAGCCTTGATACACTCTCTACATCGATTTGATACATAAATTTCTTAGCTAATGGTTTATCTGAACCGAAGTTTGTTTGTCTAGGTGGTGCAAGAGGTACAATAACAATGCTTGTTTGGTCAGAAGGTAGACTTTCTGGTCGCTTAAAAGTTTTTGTTTTAACTGATCTCAAAACTTCGTCTTGTTTAAAAAGCTCACCAATTTCTGTTAGCATGTCTTTAACCATCAAAACCTCCCTTCAACTTGTCTTTTATGCCTTTCGGATATATCGTTTCTAAAACATCCGAATAACGTCGAATTACCCCGACACCACGCCGTTTCTCCTTCCATCCATATTCCAACTCTTGTAAGTGGACCATGTTCCATCGTGGAGCTTGGAATCCAAGTTTCACTTTTGGTATTCCCTCCTCACGTTTAATCCTAGATACAACGGCACTTTTAACCGTCTCTCCGCTTCTTCGGTAAACCGATATAGCAGCTTCGAAACTAGGTTCTAGTTCTTCACCGATTTCTTTTAGCGCTTTATTAACTACTCTGTTAACTTTCGCAGAGCCTAACTTTTTTTCCATATTCGCTAAAAGTTCATCCATGCCTTTTAATTCAGCTCCCACTTTTTATCCTCCAAGAACTATAACAATAAAGTCTCTATCAACAAAATCAGGCCTTATATCTAATATTCCTATTTTTTTATTTGGCAACCTGCTATCAATAATTTCTACAAGATGATCATTCTGAGGGATATAACCCGACAGAGGGTCTCTAAACTTAATAGTGTATTGTGCTTTAACGCCTCTCTCAGTTACTTTCTCAATATCTTTTATGCTTGGATTATAGACTTCGGCGAGTGTTGCGAATAGTTTCTTTAATTTCATATCTCTTCCATCTAATTCATCGTCTGTTGTTGATGAATAAAAGATGACAGGAGTTCTCAAATCACCATTATTTGTTTTTTTTCTAGACATCGTCAGAAACTTCTTCGATAAAACCAGGTAATTTGTCGTCAATCTCTTTAAAGCGGTTTTTGTTGACAACAAAGACATCCCCAATTTCTCGAATTACCTCTTCTTTATAATCTTCAAATCGTTGAATCGTTCTTACTTTCATATTCTCTTTCCATTTCTTCAATAGCCAAACGAGCGATTTCGTTTTTAAAAGAGTCATAAAACAACTCGAGACAGTCGTTAAAGACATATCTCGAGCGCTCCATTATTAACTCTTTACCGCTTTCATAATCCATCAAATCAAACCCTAACAACCCTTTGAGGGCGCTCTCTGAACTTTTCAAAATTAGTGATAGATTGTCATCATCAAAATCATGAAACACTCTCATTCGTTCTTTAAATGGTTTTAAAAGCTTGTGTTCATCCATCTATTACACTCCTGGAATAGCTCCTACACCCGGTTCGCCAGAAATTACAATTGGGTCTGCAACACTAAGCGTCCAAACTGCTGCTGAAGTCTCATCCTTAGCACGACCATACGCAAATTGTTTAGCTGTAAATAAGTCTAAATCTTCAAGAGCGTATGTCTCTGTATACTTGTGTAACTCAATTCCGCCTGCAACATATGCATCATATCGTCCCTTAACAAAAGTTGTAACTTCCTTAGCCTTTTGATGGACTGACTCAATTAAGGTAACGTTGTAAGGTAGAGCAGTCACGAACGTTCCGTTAGCATTAAGTGATGTATATTGTTTTTTAACATCCCATGCATCTGCTGGATTAACCACGATTACAATGTTTCCATCAACTTCAACAGCTGTCTTTCCATCTTCTTTTACAGAGTGGTATTTATGTACCATCGTCAATTCTTTTACTGTTGTAGATGGATCTTTAAATGTTAAAACTCCTGTCGGTTTTTTTGCATCATACGTCGCTTTTTCGCCAACAACTTTACCTTTTAGAGTACGAGATAACCCGATTGGTTTACCATTGCCATCTCCATTTAAAAAAGCTTCTTCTAATGCAACTGCGAACGCTTCATCAATTTGTGTCATAATGAAACGAAGTAACCAGCCTGGGCCGAACTTAACAGCGTCTTTGGGAATAACTACGTAAGCTGTGAGCTTGTGTTGGATAGCCTTAGTTGAGCTAAATGAAGCTTGAAGTTGCCCTTTGATTTCCCCGTACAAGTCACCCCACTCGGCTTTACCTTTAGAATCAGAATCAATGAACTTCATGCGAAGGCCCATATTTTTAAGACCAATCGCTCCAATAAGCGGATGTTTTGTTGTTAAATCTTCAAAAATACGATCAACTGTTTCTTCTGGGATTAACTCAGTTAGCCCAGCTGGCGCTGTTTTTACGATCTCATTAAAAAATTTACGTTCACGAGCTGTCATTTTTGCGTCGTCTGGAGTCAATGCGATTGCAGATTCTACTTCTGCTTGCGCAACTTTTTTAGATTCTTCAAACATTGCTTCTAGCATGTTGTTGTAGAGAGCGCTCTGTTCCTCTTGTGGCGCTTTGTTAGATACTGCATCTACAAATTTTTGTCGAATTTCGTTGAATTCATTCGATAATTTCATTGTCATATTTTAAATTTCTCCTTTTAATTAAAAACAAAAAGCCCCAAAACCTGTTGGTGCTTCTTTTCTGTCTTTAGTTCCTTTTTGCTCGGTGTTTTCCATTTTGGAAATAACCATATCTACGATTTCATCAATATTAACTTCTGGTTTTTTTGTGTTAATCGCATTAGCTAATTTTGAAATGACATCACTAGGAATGATATTTTCAATCCCAGCCACCAATTGCGGCGCTTGTTTGATTTCTTCAGCAAACATTTCCTTGTCTGCAAAGCCTTTTTCAACAGCTTGCTGTGCATTAAACCAAGTTTCTGTGCTCATCAAATCTAGCAATTCATTCATTTCTAAGTCAGTCTTATTGACATAAGCATTAGCAATAGATATATTGTAGTTTTCTAAAACTCCTGCCTCATGCAGCATTTGTTTATGATCTCCACTAACTGTAGTAGATACATTGTGAATCATCAATTGTGCTGTAGGACTAATCTCAACAACATCACCAGCCATTGCGATTACTGAAGCCGCCGAAGCAGCAATACCAACAATCTTAACCGTTACGTTTCCTTGATATGATTTCAATGCGGTATAAATTTCGCTCCCTGCATATACGTCGCCACCACCAGAGTTAATAAGCACTTCAATATCGCTATTATCTTGTGGCAAGATAATATCTTTTGGTGCAGTTGCTGGCATATCTAACCAGTCGTAAAACCAACGGTCGCTATCTGAAACAATAGGTCCTTTAATCTGTATTTGTGTCATCTGTATTATCACCTCCTTTCCCCTCTTCAATATAGTTTTTAGTTAAGATGATGTTATCTCCACCATCTATCGGTGCAAAATCAAGTCTTTCACGCACTTCATTTCGGGTAAATGTACCACTTGAAACCAATTTATCAATATTGACTGCAATGTCAAAAATATCATGTTGTGACAGTCCTACAATCTTTAGTCTCTTACCTTTTTGATAGTCACTTTTACTGATGATTTTCGCATTTAACTCATCTTGTATCTTTTTGCTAAGCGGACTCATGCAATAAAGCACTAAAGCTTTTTGAGAACTATCTAAAGTAGCCATGTCTCCATGTAGTACAGTTGGTGGAATACCTAAAATATCAGCGATTTCATCGTCGAATTGTCGTCTTATCTTTTGTAAATCATCGACAGATAAATTTGTTGTACCTGTGGTGTTCGTCAACTCTTCATATGTGATATGATCATTAGTCGGAACTATAGCGACAGACCTCTCAGAGAAGGCTTTAAACAACTTATCAGCATAATCCTTCATCAAAGACATCTGGTTATCTGTAAATTGAGAAGAGCCTTTTGCATGCATCATCCCTCTTATCTGATTGTTTCTTAAAACAGTTTCTACCATGCGCTGATGTAATTTTTCGTACTCTAAAAACAAACCGTCAATATAACTTGATAGCCTGTTATTGTTGTATTGCAAGAAGATAACTTCGCTCATTTTAAACGTTCGCTTGAATATAAAGTCTTTAACAGTCACACTATCAAATGTATCTTCATATACAGCGTATTCTTTGCGACTGTAGTCATCAGCGACAAGTAACTGATCGTCATCTGTTTTGATAACTAACACTTCATTTTGAGTAACTAACCTATAAATAAATTTTTGCCAAAAATATGATGCTGACTCATTGTTATTTGGTCGTACATTGAGCAAATAATTCCAAGACGGACTCTCGATATTAACTAATCGCATTTCAGAATCAGCAAATATCCTAGCTAGAAATTCTGCGGACTTATCAATAGCTAGATTTTTTAAGTAAAGATTTTGATAATCATTGAAGATGTCATCTAAATCATACCCATTTTCAGGTATAGTTCCTGTTTTAAAAATACTGCCAAAAAAATCAAGTATTTTCATTGATTACCTCCTTTCTTTAGATTCCATGATAACCCTATCGGTTGGGAGATAGTTAGATCACTTCCTTTTTATCACCAATATTTTTCAAGTCTACCAACTTTTTCCAAGCCATTTTCAAATACTTCATAAATATTTCCATTAAAATTTAAATAATTGTAACCGTTACGAAAAGCTATTTTTCTAGCTTCTGTAATTGTATACCCGGGATCTATCTCGTAAATTGTTTTGACATTTCCAACTTGTTTTGGTTGCTTACAATTATTGATATTAAAATTAATACCTAAATTATTAAGTTCATTCAGTGCTTTTTTTACATTATCAATAGCATTCTGGACTTCATTAATATTTTCAATTTCTAAATTCAGAAACATTGTTCCGATTGATTCTAGTTTCACTTTTTTCCTCCTAAAAATCCCAATCAGCAATACTTGCTAAAAATTCGCCAACATTACTTTCTTGAATAAGTTCTTTTTTATAAAGTGCTGCTATAAACGCATGGAATCCGTCTGTTTTTCTTCTAACTGGTTCTTTCTTCAAAAATCTCTTGTTTCCAGAACCATCTTCTTTTACGTAAGTATTGTCCGTATACCATAACATCATGTGGTCACCATCTAAGAAAATAAAACGCTCATTAGCAAAACCGTCTTCAATGATAGGTGCAACTTTGCTTTGAATCGCTCCTGGATTTCGTAAAAACTCATATTCAAAGCCAGCTTCCTCTAGTAGCGGTTTAAGCAAATCCATCCTAAAACCATCTGCACAAACTATTTCAATATTATAATCCTTCCTCCATTCAATTAACTTATCGACAAGCAAGCGAGGATCAATACTGTCTCCGTCAACAAGAGTTAGCAATCCTTTGTCTTGCCACTCTTCGATGGGAGCTTTAAGTTTAAACGCTTTGAAAAACTCTCGTCTAACAAATGAATGTTGCTTCCAAATTAGCTCATCATTATCCTTAAATAACAAACCTACAGAAGCAAAGTCTCTTATAGATGCATAATCAAACCCAGATACGCAAGAGCGCCCTCTGAGGCTAATCTGGGGCTCCCTGAGACATGCTAATAGTTTCTCACGGCTAGTGACGTCTTTTTCTAAATCAGCTTCCGGCAAATTCATTCGCTTTGTCATAAACTCTTGCCTGCCACTAGGTTCAAGTTCCAAATCATCATAATCACTTTTAGTAACTGTTAGTAGTCTTTTTGCGTATGGTGTGTCTTCGTCGAGCATTGGATTAGCCTTTGACCAATTACGCATATCGTCAACTTCGCTAGCGTTATCAAGCTTGCAGATAAAAGGAAACATTCTGAAATCTTCAACCTCTCCTCGTAGTATCTGCATAGCTTTCTCAATCGTTTTATCGTAAAAACCCTCACGTACATAACCATTTGTGCCATTAAAGAAGGTTCTTACATGTGCTATTTTACCCAAACCAGATTTTTGGACTTTTACGATTTTATCATCTTCAAATTGGTGGATTTCATCGAATTCTAAACAGCCATCACGAGCAGAGTCCATCGTTTTGGGGTTGTTTGTGCGAAAAGAAAAGACAGAATTGTTTTTCCGTCCCACAATTGCCATTTTAGTCAAATAGTAGTGGTTTTCTAGCCCTTTTGATTGGATAGTCTCATAAACTTCTTCAAAAGATACCTTCCCCTGTCTTTCCGAGTTAGCTGTAATGGTTACATCATAGTTTTTGATAGGGTACAACGGACTTGTAAAAAATGCATCTCTAGTGGACATAAAACCATTTTTACCACCTCCACGAGCCAACGTTAAAAGGTATTCATTAAATTGTGGCTCGCCATCATCTTTTCGAAACAAAAAAATAAAAGGAGTTATAAACTTTTGATATCCAGCTAATGGGAAAAAATTCTTTTCAGCGAATCTCACATACTTATCTATCAAGCTGTCATCAAAATACAGGTCATCTCTGACAAGTATTTTTTCTCTGATAATATTAACGAGCATTTTACGCTCTTTATTGTAAACAATTTCATCATTGTCTATCTTACGAGCATACTCTTCAAACAGTGGATGTGTAATCACAACAAATCACCACCGTTCGTAAAATCATCTTTATTGACTGTTTTTCCTTCTGGCAGCATATCGATCAATTGTTTTATAACTCTGTGATACGTTGCATCTCGTGAGTTATATAATTTTGCTACAGGACGCTCTCTTTCATAAGGTGTCTGAGTTTCTGATTGAGAAAACAGTTCATAATCGCCGTTCTCTGAGATATCAATCCACATGTCATTAAGTAGTATCCGGAGACGTGCAGCTTGAGTGAACAATCCTTCTGCGATTTTCTTTTTATCTTCAGGAATGTCTTTAAATAGCTGTTTCAAGCGATATTTTTCACTATAAACTAATTTGTTACGACGTTTTAATTCATCCAAAAATTCACATCTCCTTTCTAGTTTTTCTCTGGGGTGGGGGGTCGTGCGATAAAAAAAGCAAATATTTGGACAGTTGACCCTTCCCACCGGTTTCATCATTTGGCTTTTACCTCGTTTTATTTTGACGGGGAGGTACTTATCCAAACCATTCATCGGAACGGTAATTTGTTTCTTTATCGACCTTCTTCTTTTTATAATTAAAGCGCTTGTGTCGTCTATTGTGACAGTCCTTGCAAAGCGTTCTAAGATTAGCTAAGTCCGTTGCAAGTTCGGGATAAAATTCAAGTTCTTTGATGTGGTCTACTTCTAAGTTATCTGTCGTCACTTTTCCGTTTTGTCTACACCATTGGCACTCATTGTTGTCTCTTGCTATAGCTTCAAGTCTTAGCTTTTTCCATGTTGTTGAATTGTAGAATAGATGTCTACTGGCTTTGGAAGTTGTGTCTATTTTCATGGTTTTGCTTTACCAGTTAGTCTATTAATGTATGTAACTAAAGTCGCATAAGGTTTGCCATCCTTATACACCGTATTTACTTTCTTATCCCATTGGGATTTAACATATGGATATTTATTAGGTCTCATAATTCCTCCTCAATAAAGTAAGTATTTTATGCGCATTTTGCTTGACAAATATATCTTTTATGTGTATAATATAAGTATAGAAAGTGAGGTAACAATCGTTCCAATGCACAATAAAGACCTTGGTAAGGGTCTTGAAGATACTATCTTAAAACAAGCGGGTTTGAAATAATCCGCTTAACAAGATGGCTTGCTTATCTCACAATAATCAAAGGAGAATTATTATGTTAGTTTATCCAGCTATATTCACACAAGACTCAGATTATATCATGGTTACATTTCCAGATGTCCCTGAAGCAATCACTCAAGGTGAAGACTTTCAAGAAGCTTACGAAATGGCTGTCGAAGTCTTAGGTTTTGCCCTTGAGGATTATACTGACTATCCAAAGGCGAGCTCCGTTTCTGATTTAAAAGAACAGTATCTTGGTTCTGATATTGCTTTAATTGGCATTGATATGATTGCCTACATGAAAAAATATCACTCTAAGAAGGTACGCAAAAACGTGACTATTCCTGAGTGGTTGAACAACGCAGCCGAAGATAAAAACCTCAACTTTTCTCAAGTCCTTACTGAAGCACTTGAATTAAAATTACAAGCATAAGAGCCACTATTGTGGTTCTTTTTTTGCATAATAAAAAGCCACCACAGTGTGATGACTAATCTTTTTCTTTTGACCAATCGTACTCATTAATTAAATCAATAATGACCGATGTGCTATTATCTTCAAACTCTTCATCGTCTATATCTTGTTCGGATAAGAATGCCGAGAATTCTACTACATTATCAATGTAATATTCGAAGTAATCACCCCAGCTCCAATAGTAAATATCAACCTCTTTTTTTGTACCATCTGGTTTCTCAATTACGATGTAAGGATTATCAACCTCGTTACCGTAAGACATACATACTTCGCATGTGCCAAACGTAACATCGTATTCATGATTACTACCAACATCAACTACTTTATAACCTTTAGACATATCTTACCTCCATAAATTATAGGAACAGCCGGAATCGAACCGACACATATAATCAGACCGTCGACAATCCAATTATCAAGGCGCTACCTCTACCGTTTTCCAATCACGGTTCATGTTCCAACGGTTTAGTCTTACTTGGCGCAAAGGTCCCCGTAGAGATACTAGTGCTTATTTTTAAAGTAAGCCTATAGACCCATCACGAATCGAACGTGATTAATACCATAAGGTCTACACAAAAACGGTTATAACTCCGCTCCATGTCCCACGCCCGCTGTATTGCTCTAGTGGCTGAAATAACCACTACTGAGACGGCAGGATTCGAACCTGTACGTCCCACATACATAAAATAGCAAGTTTGATAGTAGTTAAAGTTGACGACTAAATAAATAGTCAGTTGGTAAATGATTATCTCTTCTTGCTATTTTGATAATACTATATTAACACATATTTTTATGTATAAACTATTGTATTACTGTATAAAAACTAGTCAAAAACTCCTTGCTCTACAATCAAAGAACCCTCCCTATAAAGCTCTGCAAAAGCTAATAATGCAGCATCTAGCGTGTCATAATAAAAACTCTCTGACATACATAATTCTGTATAAATAACCTTATCTGCATTTTTGTAAGGAGATAGGTATTTGTCATACAAAATCCTACGCTTTTCTGGCTCCAATATCATACTAACTGATTGCTCAATTGCTTCTAATTCTTGTTCAGCTGACACACGGTTGAGTGCTAAGCGTTCAACTGGCTTACTAGGAGTTCCGTGTGATTGTCTAGGCTCAAAGGAATAAGTGGCTGTCACTTTTTGAGTATCTACATCATTAGCGATCCTACGCCAGCGTGGATACTCTCTTAGTTTTCGCTTAGCGTTTGATTTAGTCTTTTGTATATTAATTTCTGGAAAAAACGTCATGAAAGCTCCTCGTATGATATAATAGTTGTACGAATATATACCGAATGGCGCTTTCACGAGCGCTTTTTTATTGTTCTCCTTTCCTTTTTCTGCTGACTGTTTTTTTGTGTTGTTAAATTGTCGAGTATTAAATTTTTAGTTTTGCGTCAGCACTTTATTTGCAGCATTACGCTTGTATAATCATCTGTGAGCGATAACAGACTTTAGATTTTTATGAAAAAATGTCGGAGGATATTTCCCTTTCTAAAAATTTCGCTCTATAACTACGTAACGATTATTCCACGCTACGCAGCTGAATACTTACAGAAAGCTTCCAGGGTAAGTTTAACGAGTATTCCAGCTCGTAGACCCACAGAGCCATTGCAGGCTCTTAGGCGCTTGCGTGGGACTTTAATTTGCTTCTGTGTTTAATAGTTTAAAATGCCAAGTTTCATATTCACCATGATAAACGAAGCTTATAGAGTCTGCGTCAACGATCTTATCGCATACAACATATGCTAAATCAGTATTTTTTAAATAATCTTTTTCACCATATTTAACAATAGCAATATCATGTTTTTTACCATTTCTAAAATAATAGCCAGAGGACAAATTATATTTGTCATTGTTAAAATCATTTGCATATTTTTTGGATATAAAAATTGTTTTTTTTTTCATTCCGTCACCTCAAGATATTACATAAACAAAGTCACTATCCAAAGCAATAACAATACGACTAGCGGAGAAATAAACGCTCTTGCAATCACTGTAGCAAAATCTTCATCCGTATTTTTTTTAGCAATAACAAAACTAATTAACACATCAATTCCTACAGCTTGCGGTAAATTGATAGATGGTACACCATCAATTGTTGATAAAATGTTATTCCAACCGTATTTAATAACAAATCCAGATAATACTAAGCCGAACGGCAATAGAACTAAAAGTATAATAAAGTTCTTTTTAGCATCATTTTTATTTTTATCATAATTCATAATTTTTATTTAACTCTCTTTCATTCATTTTCTACATCTTTTCTAAACTGCCAAGCCCAGTCAAAGTCTTTGCGGATTTCGGATTCGGTGACGTTTCTAATATTTTTGTATTCCTCTAATTGATCTTCATATGCTTCAATTAATTTTAGTTTCTTGTTTACCTTTACTAAAATTATTTTTAAATCACTATTCGGATTTGGTATCTCAACCGTATACAGCTTCTCTTTTTCGATTGTGTAGCCATGCATCCAAGCACTAATAAAATCATTGTGGTGGTCAATAGCCCAAAGCCACACATCATGATAATAGCCACCTCGGTTATCAGAGGTGAGATTATCGTACATATCTATTGCAGACGCATCCGAAAATGATTTTTTATGTTCCTCAATCCAATCAGCCACAAACTGTGGCACTTCTGGTTTTGGTTGAATGAGTTGGTCGAGTAATACTTTTACAATATGTGTTTTCACTACTGGAATGTCGCCGACACCACCTTTACCAATAGACTGTTTGTCTATCAATTTCTTCGCTTCTTCAATATTCATTTTCTACCTCCAAAAATACTTCACTGCATTCATTGCACTCAATTCTATAACCTCTTTTGTCAATTACCCATTTATAAACATGATTATCCTTGCTATTTTAGTCGCTCATACGAAAAACGAATATGCTTAAAAAAATCTTCAATGTCAATTACTGCACAACCATCAATGTCAGACCTAAAAATTAGATATTCTGAAATAATACGTTCAATGTCTTCAATCTTCATCAGCTATTATCTTACCTCCCATTTTCGTCAAATCAATCCTCTAAATTTTCTTCTCGACAAATTCGCACTGCAAACTTATATTTTTGGTCTGGCGATGGCAAAAATACCTGCGCCCCAAATTGTCCTGGATTATTGTGCAAATCGTTGATAATTTCCATAATCTGATCGCCAACTAAAAGTGGAGCAATAAATTCCGTCATCTTCAATTCGTCAAGTAGTTCTTTTACTTTGTCTAATTTTTCAAATTTTTGTTTGTTCATTTCGTACCTCTTGTAAAACCTTTGTAAAAATTTCTTTAACTAATTTATGCGGTATATTTGACCGCTCATTATATGATCTTGAAAAATCTTTTTTGAAGTCAACCTTGTTCGGGATATTTTTATGCATTAAATCAAGATTGATATTTCCAGAGAATCTGGTCGCTTTACTGATTGGGTAATCATAGTTGTTGTAATAAGTGAAATTTTTGTAAGGAAGTTCAAATCCTTGAACTCGCTCTATATACTCCCAAATTCTTCCGTAAGCTGGGTTCTCGATCAGATAATATTTCGGTTTATATCTCTTTATGATTTCCAGTGTATTAAAAACTGTTAGTTCCCCATTTATTCGCTTTAAAAATGATTTATCAGGCTTAAACTGATATCTGTCATAGTCAGTAAAATCTCTGACTGTAAATTTTGATAACGGTATTTGTGGTTCAAATAATCCATCTCCTCTCTCTTGCTTCCAGCAGGCGTTACCCCTATCCATTGCGCTTGCAACTGACCATGACTCACACGGAGGACTAGCGATAATCAAATCAGGTTTAGGAAGTTTATCAAATTCATCAAATAACTTAGTGTCGCCAAATAGCCTACTATAATCAGCTAAATTCAGATTGATAAAATGATTATTCTTGTTCTCAATATCAATTCCGACTGGGTATATTTCAATCTCTGGGAACTCTTTAGATGCCTTTGTATATGACCCGTTACCGCTATCAAATAATGCCCAAACGATCATCCTCATCCCCCATTTCCTGTAAGTTCCGCAATCCGCTTAGTCTGTCTAGCTCTATCATCACTAGCACGTTTAAGTTGCTTTTGTGTCCTGCGTAATGCAGTCAAGTATTTCTTGTTCTTCAATCATCCTTCTAACCTTTCTAGTAATTCTGGATTTTCGTGTATATTTCCGATATTTTCGATTTCCCGAATTTCGTCTGGACACCCGTCTTTGTAGTTGTAAAATGGATCGTGTGTATCTGCTTTATCAACTATGTTCCAACCAAAATCTACAAATTTTACTTGTCCTACGTACTCAGACAAAGAGTCGTTAAAAAGTCTGCAACACTTAACGATATCCCCATCAAACACCTCAATGCCGTTTTTATCTTTTAGGCCTGTTGATTGCATTAACACAGCTTCCTCGAAAGGGATATATCTACGGACAACTTTCCGATAAAAGGTGTATATTTTGTTATCGACGTAATCTATTGCTTCAACCACGACCATAGCTTGCGTTACTTTATCCCACACTCTAAATTTTGGTATCATCCTTAACCTCCAACCAAACCGCTAACATCACGCAATAATTAGCCATGTCGTTTAACGTGTCTGACAGGCTTTCTGAGACGTTTTTGTCACTGTTTATAAGATTATATAACCTGTTGTATTTATCGCTTATACGGACGACACCAGCGATAAATCCGAAGTCATTCAAAGACTTTTCGAACGAGTTCCCATAATCTGCATTTTTAGCCAAAAACATTTGATAATTTTCGTTGTATGCAGCTTGCATACTCTCTGCGTTTATTTTATCTGTCATGTGTTATACCTCTAAAAACTCATAGCTGCATATATCAGACGCTTAGTCTGCTTGCAATGCTCTAACTTAGTATCTTTGTGCGCTCTTTTTAGTTTTACAAAAAGTTCCGTCTCGTGGTCATTTGGGTTGTGATACTCACGATATGATTTGATATACATCTGTGCATAGGTATCTTCGTCAAAATAATCTTTAAACGCTTCGATAACGTACGGTCTTGGCAGGGTTTTTCGACGTCTGTTATTTGTAACGCTACATCTTATTTGCTCGGCTTTTTTGCAATCTACATCTAGCTTTTTAATTTGCCTTACAATCCCATTGTCAAAAATTTTGTAAAATTTATTTATTAATTCATCTGTCAATCTCTTCAATCCTCACTTTTATTCTTGGATTCTGACTGTATTTTTTCTTTGCTCTTAAATCGCATACGATATTGTCATCTGACCAAACGATACCTGATTTCTGTATTCTGTCGTAACCTGCATCGGAAATACTATCAAAAACAGCTTTAATCAGATTATCAATATCAGGCTTCTTAGCGTGCCATATAAGCTCACGCACGAAGTTCTGATATATTTGTATTGTTTTACCTTTAGAACGTTGTGTAGGCTCTTTTGATAGCGTTTTGGGGGCTTTCATGTAAAAGGTTACCTCTACCTTTATGCAATCATCAAAAAACGGTCCATCATAATTTTTTTCTATCCAGCCAGAAACCTCTTTTCGCCACCTCTTCATCTTTGGATCTTCGTACGTACCAAATTTGCTGAACTTAGGTCTAGTTTGAGGTTTTGGTTCAATTGGTATTTCAAATTCTGTTTTAAAAGTCATATTCCTCTTCAATTTCTACTAACAATGCAATTCGTTTTGAGCTAGCTAACGCTTGATATGATTTAGTCATGTATTGCTCTATTGTTTGCTTTTTAATTCCAAGCCGTGCCGATAACTCTTCTTTTGTGCCAACATCGACAAACTTGTCGTCATCATATATTGCATATATCCTTTGTTTCTTAAACATTTTTCAAAAATCCACACTCGCCCTATTAAATGTGTGAGCTGTGGCAAGGACGAGTGTAGCAATTCTCCATATTATCGATTTTATCGATAAGCAGACTATTTCCTTTCTCGCTCGGAAAATATAGTTACTGCAAAGGCCGAGCTTCACTTTGCAATGTTAGTTAAAAAATCATTACTCTTTGTGTTAATTGATTAGCCCTACAATATTCGCAATGGCCGCAAGGTTTTGGGGGTTCTATCCCTTTTTTGACTGCATCTAAATGTTTGATGTTTTGTGCTAGGTTATCTAACTCATTTTGCATAGCATCTAAATTTTCGATTGCTATTGCTCTAGTATCTGGAGGTGTTTCTTTAGTCACTGCGTAAATGATTGGCTTAAATGGCTTCTTGTATTTAGCTTCTAGCATGATTTTATAAGCAGCCATCTGTAAGATGTAACCGTAAGCCTCAAACCAGTAAACTCGCTCTTGACCATTCCAGACCGTGTCGTCAATAGGGCCTTTTGTAGTTTTGATATCTACAAAATAGCCACATTCAACATTAAGACAGTCTATCTTGCCTTTGAATTCAACCTCACCAAGAAATCCTGTGATGGCTACCTCTTTTTTACCTTGATAATATTTCATGAATTGATAATCATTTTTAAGTGCTTCAATCATCTGTTCTGCGACTAAATAGTCTTTTTTGAGCTGACCTTTGGTTGCCCCGCGACTCGAAATCATTTCAGAGCCGTTTTGGGCTTTGAATTCTTCATGAGCTTTTTCACTCTCAAAATAAGAGTGGACATAATTCCCGACGAGCAATGCAGTGTTATCTCTAGTATCTGTACAATCCCCTCGTAATTCAGCAAGCGCCCTCGTTTCGCATTCTCTAAAACGCTTGTACTGACTAATAGACCAGTACTTAATTGATGATTCATTGCTATAATAGTCCTTTCCAAGCAAATCTAACTTCGTCATGGCATTAAGTCCCCAAGGTTATCAAATAGGTTGCCTTCGCTAGCTTTAATTTCACCAGTTTCTTGGTCAAAATCCGGAATTTCATCTGCCGGATAAGAGGTATCTTCTAAAACCGTCTTATTTTCGTCTGTGAGCGGTTTTTCTTCTTCATCATGTAAATCATCTGTTATATCTTTCAAATTGCTAGGAGCGTCTATTTTTTCGTTCTGCGTGCCGATTAAGTCATCAAGACTATTTGTCTCTGGTGGTGTGACATCTTTGACTTGGCGTTCATCAACAAACTCATCAGCAGTAGTCTTATTGATAGAATCCGCAAGAATGTCACTGTCATCACTAATGTTGATAAAGAACTTAGCAGCTCTATTGATGACTGTTTTCTTAGCCATCTCTTGTGGGAATTCTTTTTGTGTTCCGCCGCCTGTTTTTGTTTTTGACCAGGACTTATCGATTTCTTTTTTTGTCATCAATGTTAGCTTTTTATTGCCATCAACATCTTCGATAACGCAATAAGCTCCTTCAATTGAATTATCTTGGTTTTTCCAATGTGTTGAGTGTTTTTTAAATTTCTTTTCGCCATCTACGATTTCAAGTTCAAATTCATCACCTTCGTAGATAACTTCTGCTTTAATTGATTTGATTTTTTGTTGTTGGAGAAGAACAGCCATTGTCCCAAAATATGAACGTTGAAGTTGTAATTCATTTCCATAGACAATGAAATAGCATTGGCTTTTTGCTGGTGATAACCCTTGCGTTACCATTTCTAATAGTGCATTAGCAATCGAATCCTTTGTACAAACTTCAAGGGCGGGGCGCTTGTTTCTGTCTTTGGTCTTTAAAATTTTAAAGAATGCTGATTTTAAAGCATTTGCTGGAGCATAGTTTGGAGCAATTACCAAACCTTCATCTTGTAAAGAACTAATTTTTGAATTAACGATATCAGTGATATCTTTTTGAATTGTTACAATTTCACTTGCCATCTCTATTCACCTCCAAAAACCTGCTCAAACATTCCATTTACTATGCTTTTAATTTTTTGCTCTTTTGTTAACTCTGGAACATCCTCGCCATCAATAAATTTTAGGTCATATGATGCTTCGATAACTACAACATCACACCCAAGCGTTTCTGCCAAATTATCAATTTTTTCTTTTTGCATGTTGTAAGCTTCTTCTGGTAAAAATGATGCCTGGATGTATACTATAAAAGTAGACAAAACTTTGTGTGTTATAATCTGTTTTAAAAGACACAAAAACGAAAGGACA